AAGTTAGATCAAAAAATATATAAAAATGAATTATATTTAGAATTCATTCAAGACAATCCAGACTATGCTCCAAAAGCTAAAATGACAATCTCAAGAACTGCATTTTACAAATGGCTAAGATCTTTTGCTTTATATAAAACAGGTATTACACCAACAGAAGATAGGGATATGAACGGTAAATGGATGATTATTAATACAGACAAAAATAACATCGTAAAACCTAAAAATGAATTTGAATTCTGATTTCAAATGGTGTATAGAAAATGATTGGCAAGTTTATATAAAAATAATAAACACACTGCACTGCAAAATAGCAATCAGAAAAGGAGGAATATCAACCAATGGTCGTGATCATTGGTATGATAAAGAAAAAGGGTTAACTCTTTACAGTAAAGAGCATTTAGGGAAAGAGGTTTATAGATGTCAAAAAAAAGCAATGAGTAAATTGCCTGAAGTTTATAAATACCTTAGAGATAACTATGAAAGATAGAGATAGAATTAAACAATTATTGGACTATTATGATGATGAAGAATTACACTGGGCAATGTATAACTCCTATGATATGATAATAAACAACGTTGATATTAGAGATGTAATGGTAACTGATGTTGAGTATTTTATTCACGATATAACTGATGTTGTAACTGTAAATGTTATAGACACATTGATTGTTTATTTTGAAGATCTAGAGGAATACGAGAAGTGTGCTAAATTAATGGAGGTAAGGAAGAATCACGAATGATAGACCAGATAAAAAACAAGGAGAATGTAATGATCCTATTCCTTAATACATTTTATGGATGGGATCTTACACCTTCGGAATATGAGTTTGAGCATTATGATGCTTATGGGTTGTCTCCTAAAAAAACAAACTCTGTAATGGAGATGAAGTTTAGAGACACACATTACAGTACTATGATGTTAGAAAAGATGAAATACGATCATCTTATGAGTTTGCCTGAAGATATATTAAAATTTTACTTGGTCCAGGATCCAACGGGAATATATATATTTTGGTTACAAAGTATAGATAAAAGTTCGTTAAAGGTAAATAAAATACCTTGTCCTGGAACAACGTTTTGGGGAGGCGAAAAAGTAAAAAAAGAAGTATATCTACTACCTAAACACTATGCCTCAATATTAATTTTAAATCAAAAATAATGGAATTTAGAGAATACCAGGCGGAGATAATTAGGAAAGGAATTAAGGTTATAAAAGAAAAAAAGTTTGTGTACTTATCTATGGAGGTAAGAACTGGTAAGACACTAACATCTTTAGGAATATTGGATAATATAGAAGTAAAGTCTGTTTTGTTTATCACTAAGAAAAAAGCAATTGATAGTATATACAATGATTTTAAGTTGCTTGACCCTGGATTTTCGTTGTTGGTCGTTAACTACGAGTCGTTACACAAGGTTGATCAAAAAGGATGGGATGCTATTGTTTGCGATGAGTCTCACAGTATGGGTGCGTTTCCTAAACCAAGTAAAAGAGCTAAGCAAGTAAAGGAGCTTATCATAAAAAACAATCCGTTTGTAATATTTTTATCTGGAACACCTACACCAGAATCATTTAGTCAAATGTATCACCAGGTATATGGATTAATACAAAGTCCATTTAGTAAGTACACTAATTTCTATAAGTTCGCTAAAGACTATGTAGTTCCAAAAACAAGACGTATTGGAGGTTTTATGGTTAATGACTATTCTACGGGAAAACAATCAATCCTGGACGAAATGAAACCATACAGTATTTCCTACACCCAAAAAGAAGCGGGGTTTAAATCAACAATAAATGAAGAAGTTCTATATGTAAATCCACCAACAATGATTACAGACCTCTGCAACAAGTTAAAAAAAGATTTGGTAGTAGAGGGTAAAGAGAATGTAATATTAGCAGATACTGGTGTCAAATTAATGCAGAAACTACATCAGATGTATAGCGGAACTGTTAAGTTTGAAAGTGGTAAGTCAATGGTGTTAGATACGTTTAAGGCTCAGTATATATACGATAACTTTTGTACTCAGAAAATAGGAATATTCTATAAATTCAAAGAGGAGCTGAATGCTTTGAAGGAGGTTTATGGAGATGAGATCTGTACTGATTTAAGTACGTTTGAAAGTACAAATAAATCAATAGCCTTGCAGATAGTTTCTGGAAGAGAGGGTATAAGTTTACGAAAAGCTGACATACTTCTTTATTACAACATAGACTTTAGTGCTACAAGTTATTGGCAGTCAAGAGATAGAATGACAACCAAGGATAGACCTGAAAACAAAGTAATCTGGATCTTTACAAAAGGAGGAATCGAACCAGATATTTATAAAGCAGTCAGTAAAAAGAAAGACTACACATTAAGACATTTTAAAAGAGATTTATTAACTTTAAATTAAATACAATGCAAAAAATAGGAAGCCTAGAAGTCGTAAAGTACCAGTATGAACTAATAGATGGTGATCCAAAAATAGTTATATCAATGATTAAGTTATTAGATACAGAGGGAAAGTATATTAAGTTTTGCAAACTTAAAGATGTTGAACCATTCTTATCTAAATTTCCAGTAAATTTTAAACCTTTAAATTAAATACAATGATAGAAGCAATCGGTTGGCTAGCAATAGCTGTAGCAGTAATAGTGGTAAGTAAAGCAGTAGCTAAGAAGCTATTTCCTGAGGACTGGAATAATGACCCATTTTAATAAATGACAGAGCAACAGATACAGGCGAAAAGAATCAAACAATTAGAGGCTGATGGTTACTACGTGATTAAGTTAATTAAAACTAACAAAAACGGAATTCCAGATCTTGTAGCTATACCACCTAATTGCGGTGTAATATTTTCTGAGATTAAAAAACCAAAGGGAGTAGTTTCTGCAATACAAAAGTATAGAATAAAAGAATTAGATAACCACGGCGTAATAACTGAAATATATAGAGGATAAATGAAATACAATGAAATAGATTATAATGTATTATTAGGGCATTATGTTATTCCTAAACCTCAAAAAGAAAAAATAAAAACATCTATAGAGGGGATCATAAATATTATCCAGGAAGAAAGTGATTTAGGCAATATATTTAAAAAAAGCAGAAAACGAAGTTATGTTGATGCTAGAAGAATATTCTATCACATATTAAGAAATTACCATTTCCTAAGTTTAGAGAGAATAGGTGTCTTGTCTGGAAATAGAGGACACGCTACTGTGCTTCACGGCTTAAAAGATTTTGATTTTTTAATCAACTCAAATTCAGATATTTCAGAATTATATAATAGGGTAAGTAATAGGGTTTTAGATTTTAAGTCAGAAAAACAGTTATTATTAGATAAAATTAATAGATTAGAAAAAGAGTTATTAACATTCAAAAAACAAAAAAATGGAATACAAATTTACTGACGTAGAAAAAATAATAGAATTTAAATCCTGGAGTAACTACAAAAAAATTGATGAGCTTTTTAGAATCGATTGTTATATGTATACTAATTTAGGTAGTGATTCCACAAAAAAAGAAGTAGAAGAAACAAAAAGAAAATCAAAAGTTATTTATAGGGCTATTTCAAAAATAGATTCAAAAATGGGAAAAGGTTTAATTTTAACAATGGATTAGTTAATAAGTTTTTATCTTTAAATTTATTTTTTTTTGTAGATTATAGGAACCTAAAAAAATGTCAGTAAAAAAGAACAGTCAAAACACTATCAATTACATTAATATGCTAATGGCTAATATTAATGTATTAACTGACGGCATTTACGAATCATTAATGGATGAAGATTCCAAGTCTTTAAACTCTAATATAAAAGAGTTGATGATTATTTTAAGGGATACTCAAAAATTAACAGAGGATGAGTTCTGATGAACAAATTAGAATATGTAAAAAATGTAACGTACCTAAACTTTTAACTGAATTTCATAAAGACGGTAAATACGTTAGATATGATTGTAAAAAATGCAGCCTTGCAGTCAAAAAGGATAGAAGGAAAAAAAACAGAACTTGGTTAAAAGAATACAAAGAAACACTTTCGTGTACTGTATGTGGATATTCTAAAAAAACCAATGAATCATTTTCTAGCAGAGCATTAGAATTTCATCACCAAACAAATAACAAAAGTTTTTCAGTTAGTGATGGTATCGCTCAAGGCAATTCAATAGACACTATTAAAAAAGAAATAGATAAATGTATCGTGGTTTGTGCCAGGTGTCACGCTGAGATTCATTCTTTAAAATAATCCCCCTCCTGATTTTTTCTTACCACCTAATAATGGTCCACCACTATTTGTTTTTCTTTTTCTATTAGTTTTTGTTTTCGTTTTTGTCTTTCTTTTTATAGGAATACCTGAATCACCTTTTTTCTTTTTATTCCCACTCTTTTTGTATGATTTTACATTATACTTAATAATAGATCCTGCTTCAGAAGGTAAACCTCCTAGTCCATATAAAAAATATAAAAACGCGTTTGCACCAACATCACCTTTTACAGAGGGGTCTACTTCCCTGGTCTTACCATATTTATCTTTATACGATCCAGTTGTACTAATTCTAACCATCTCAATTAAATCTGCAGCATTTTGTCCTTGTATACCTAAAACACCTAATTGTTGTAAAAATGTTTTCTCATCATTAGCGAAAAACTGAAAAGGATCTTCGTCATTACTAACCGCTTCTATCATTTTATTAACACCATACATAATTTGATCATCTATAACAGGAATAGGAGATAAAATATCTGTAACAACATTACCAGCCCTACCTTTAACTCTGTTTTCAAGTGATTTTTGCTGAGCTTCTTCATCATCATCTCCAGTGAGTCCTTGAGATATAGCAGCCAATCCTTGAGTTACAGCTAATCCGAGTAAATTAAACATAGCTGTTTCTACACCAAGACCAGCTAAAGAGCGATATGCACTTCTTTTATCTTCTTTTGTAGCTGTTTTACTTGCTGCTATATTTATATCTGTATACATTCTTGTTTTTTGATTTGTCAAGAAGTTAGCAAATGGAAATAATGTTTTACGAGCAAACTGCGCACCAAAACTTTTTCCTTTAAATAAATCACCTTGTAAGTCTACATCCGAAACATTCTGTTGTCTTCCTACTTGTTGTTCAGCAAAAGCACCTGCTTTTTTATTTACCTTATGATTTGACCAATCAATGTTAGAAGGATCTATACCTTGTTTTTTTAAGTCATTCATATAGTAAGCCATCCAAGAGGCTTGAGCCGCAAACTTATCTGGAGCAACTAAGAACCTTTGTAAATATTCTTTTTGAACTTCTAACAAAACATTACCAGCCTGCTCTAATTTACCTTCAGCAGCCCTATCCATTTTTGTGTTAGTCCCTTCTAAATTTGTTACAGACTGTATACCACGATTTGCAATTTCATAACCAGAATTACTCAACCACTCTCTCGCTTCAGGACTTGATGTCATTAAAGAAATACCTTTACCAACAGAACCAAGGTCAAACATTAAATTTGTAGCTGTATTAAATAACGGAACTAATTGTTTAGGTATTTGTGTTGGTCCACCTAAAACCCTAGAGACTCCGATACCCGCTAATTTATTCATTATTTTAATAGATTCTTTTTCTGTAGCCTTTTCACTTGCTCCTCTTTTGGCATTTACGTAATTCTGAAACTTGCTAAAAAGAAGATTTCTGTTATCTACATCAGGAACTAAGTTTTTAAAGGCGGGGTTCATTTTATTTTTAGTACCCATAAATCCTTTCATTATCTGTATACTCTCTGCTGTTTCAAGATCCGTTAAAGCATCTTTTAAATTACTAATATTTGAAGAATCAAACCCAAGGTTTACTACTCTTCCAGTTGGTAAAGCTTTAGGTCTAGTAACATCCATTAAAACCCCTGTTTTTTTATCATAAAACTTTTGAGAAGCTCCTTGGAACTGAGGCGTTCCAATCTCTTGATCAACACTACTGTCTTGATTTTTCAATAAACTAAATGAGTCTGGAGTATAGTTTATATCCTTACCTAAAACCTTGTTATATACGTTTAAAGATACATTTTCTAATTCAGGTCTAATTTGTGACCACTCAGCAGACATCCACTCAACAGCTTCTCTGTTTATTGGATCAACCTTATTTTCAATATCCTGTACGCTATTAGATCCCGAAAGTATTTTATCAGCAGCATCCTTAATAAGTTGAGATTTTTTTGTTTCCCCTGAGTCATTTAAGGTTGCAATGGTTTCTTCAATTAAACCCTTACGTCTTTCAAATTCATTTTGTTGCTCCTCCTTAGTTCCATCTACTGTTCTTCTCATAAAAGCAAACAAACCTCTTTCTGTATCATTAGCCGCCGTGTTAAAATCTGTACCGTTGGGCTGTGTTTTTGTAGTGCCTTTTATCGCATTCTTTCTACTCGTTGGTTTTATAAACTTATCTACATAAGATTGAGCAATTTTATTTGTAATTGTTTCAGCTTTTGCCACTCCGTTCCTAAATCCGTCAAAACCAGATAACTTATTGAAGACCCTAGCTGTAGATGTCCCTTTAAACATATTCTCCATTATTCTAGGAGTATTGCCTAAATATCTAAACCAAGTATTAGCAAATGCTTTAGATCCAAAGTATTTTAAAGTTTTTGCTGGCTTTAATAACTTATTTGCTTTGATAACATTCTTCATTCCTTCATTACGCTTGGTTGTGGCAACCATACCACCAGAACCTTGATTAACAATAAAATTAACCATAGCATCTAAAGCTTCTAGCTTTTCTTTAGCGGTAGTCATTAAGTCAATATCAACTTCCATAAAGTCTTTTATAACTTTCTGATCAGCCTTACTTATAACTAAAGGCTCGCCACTAATAGGATCAATGCTGTTTTTTATAATATCATTAATAGATTTTTTATAAAAGGCAAAAGCCTTCTTAACAGCTTTAGTTATTTTATCGTCTTTTTCATTGGCTTTTTGTTCATTAGTTTGGTCTAACTCCTTAGAGCCTGTTTCCTCTAAAATAGAACGCATTTCCGCAATACTAAATTCACTAGGATCTAGCCCTGTTAAATCACTAAAAGCTTTAGCCTCAGCATCACTAATTGTTTTTGCCTCTTGAATAATTGTTTCGCTGGTATATTTGTCTATTGCTTTTATGTCTACTGTACCCGCAAAAATAAGATTACCTTCTTTATCTGTTTTGGTTTTAGTTAAACCATTTACAATTCGCTGAGCATTGTCTAGGTATAAATCTAAATCACTAACTAAGTTAGGATCAATCTTATTAAACTGCTTTGCTGCGATGGAAACCTCTGCATCTAAGCTTTCGCTTTTTAAAAGTTTTTTTATTTTATTAGACAAATTCTTAGCATCATCAAACTTCTTTGCGTTAGCAGCATCCATACTAACCTTTGTAACATACTCCAATACCTGGCTTACCAAACGAGGATTATTAAGGTTTACACCAGAGATCTTTTTAATTAAAGCTTTCGCTTTTTTTGTTGTTATAGTTTTCGATGTCAGTAAGTCCTGGATAGCATCTGAAAGTTGTTTTCTTCTAGTGGTCTGATCTTTTTTAGATTCCCTGTAAGACTTGTTCCAGCTTTTCCAGAACTTTTTTCTATTTACATTTTCACCCTCTTCTTTTGTTTTGTCAGATGATGTTTTCTTTTTTCCTAAAATTTTATCTGGAGAAGGACCTTTCTTTTTTCCAAACACACCAGGCTCAGAAGCTTCCTTCTGTGATATATCTTTACCTTTTTTCTTAGTTACACTAATAGGTTCTCTATTAGGATCAATATTGTTTACAGTCTCTATGTTTGTTGGCGTAGCCTTTAACCCCGTTAACTGTTCAAATTTATTTTCTAAACTTGTTTCAACATTTGATATACCTGATTCAATATTTAGTTTCCCAGTAGGATTTGCTGTTATAAAATCAATAACATCTTGAATATATTGGCTTTCGTTTTCAGTAGTATAACCCTGAAGACCAGAAACACTGGTATCAAGATCTGACTTTGGATTTTGACCGAATTTGTTTTTTTTCTTAAACCAGAAACGACGCATTTGAGGAGTAATGTTATTAGGGTCTCCATACTTGGCGTAATCTGCTTCAGTAATTTTCCCTATTTTACCTTTAATATCTAAAGGATCAGCTCGCTGTTCTTTTTCAGCCTTAGTTAAATTTTTTCTATTTTTTCTTTCTACAGCAAGAGTCTCTGCAATTTCTTTTATGTTGTTTGACTTATCAGCTACCTCCTGAGAATATTCTGTTTCCGTTAAATTAGTTGACGCGTCCAGGTCTAGTCGAGTACCTTCATTAACATCAATGACATCTTCCAATATCATCTTGTTGGCTTTTAATTGTCTACCTCTACTAACGGGTTTATCAGTGTTTTCTTTTACAGCAACAGGATTAGCCGTGCCATCAGCATTCATTTGAACCTGAGTTTTAGTTCCAGGAACCACAAACCTACGAGACTCTTCTTCTATTTTTTGGTCTCTATTCTCGTTTAACTGATCAGACTTTACTTGTTGTTCTGGAGTTAGCGTCTTCTCATCAGCGACGGTAGTTTTACGTGCGTCTCCTTTTCCCATTCCTTGCAGTTCCACGTTATCGGCTTCCCTTGTTTCTTTGCTTCCGCCATCATCTGATAGCACTTGCTCCTCTGTTTCTGACTTTTGAACGGCATCTTTATTTGTTTTAAATTTGTTAGGATTTTGTTTTATCATCTTCCCATCTACCACTTTGTATATATCATAGTTGGAAATATCTCTTGCTGGGGTGTTAGGTTTTGGTAAAAGAACACCTCTACTGTCTTTACTAGACTCTTTATTTACAAAGCTTAAATTAGGTTGAAAGTTTTTTACGTCTACTGTCCCAGGTTTTGACACAATTACATATCCACCTTCATTTTTTTTAACCGTATTACCATAAATACCTCCTTGTTGAAAATTAGGGGTTTGTCTATTATCTCTATTAACTTGAAACTTAGTTTTGTTACTAGAAGTGCCTTCTACAAAATCATCTAAGTTCTCCACCCGACCAACAATTTGACCTCCATTTACCCAATTTTCTATAGCCGCTCTACTCCTTGTTTTATGAGTTACAACTTCGGGACCATAAATAGTTGGAACTTCATCTACAGTTATTGTTTGTTCTACAAAAACATCAGTTTCAGTATCTGATTTAGATTGAATGGCATCGGTTTTTTCTTTTATAAGGTTGTCTTGTTCTTTTAAAATATTCTCTTCAGACTCTAAAACAACAGGTAATCCAGCTTTTTCTCTAACCTCGTTCTCAGCCTTTAAAGAAGCTAAAGCTTCCTCTTTGGTAACAGTAGTAGTCACAGTCCCTTCTTTCTGTTGATTCATTATGGCTTTAGCCTCTGCTGTATCTTTCTTTTTTAAAGCATCAATTTGAGAATCAACTCCCTCAATCTTTTTGTCTATCTCTAGTTTTAATGGTCCTTCTAATTCTGCTCTCTTAGCCATTAACTTTTGTCTTTGGCTTAGTAAGGCGGCAGCTGGCTCTATATTGGAGCTAACCAACATAGTACCTTGTGTTTGGTTTATACCAGTTTGCATATTGTAAACCTCTGTGTAAACAGATTTACCCTCTGCTTCAGTAATAGTACCGTTATTTACAGCGTCAGAAATATCTTTTTCTATGTTAGAACTTTCAGTAGCAGCTTTTAATAAGTCTTTCCTTCCGTTGTTCGTTAACAATGTTCTTGCTCCTAGTCCAGATGTAGCCCCTAATGTAAGAACCACAGTTTCTATAACAGAAGCTTTAGATACTTCTTGATCTAAAATTTCTTTACCAATAGACTCATTAGCTAATCTATTTAAAAAAGCACCACTATACAACACAGGAAGCTCTTCAATAACAACTTCCTTAAAGTTTTCTTTGGCTAAGTCTTTTACTTTTTGTTTAAATGCCTCGCTCTTAAATACAGTTTTTGGTTTTAAAACAAGATCTCTTAATGTAGCAGCAGCATTTTTATTAGCAGTTAATAGTTTTGTATTTGCTCCAGCCAAACCTGAAAATAACCCATCTAAACTTGCGCGTCCATTTCCATATAATATAGCTCTATCCATCGCTTCGTCTTCAGAAAGACCAGCTTGCATCAATTGACTCTTTATACTATTTACCTCTGTAGCTACAGAGCTTCCGTAAGAAACCGCAGCCATACCAACACCACCTTTTACTTTTCTTCCAGTAGACTTTAACGCTTTGTTTATTGATTTAGTAGCCCACTGACCACCTTTAATTAATCCAATCAAATTAACAATCATTCCTGTACCTCCTTGAACAACAGAACCTCCTGTTGCTGTTATTTCAAACTCTGGTATATTTTTAGCAGAATCATTAACTTCTTTTACCTGCTCGTTTGTTAACAAGCCACCCATTGACACCATTGTATTCATATCAACAATATCTCCCTGTGGAGTTAATCCTACTTGCATTGGTTTTCCTTGCCAATTTATAGTCACCTCTTTTACTTCATTAAATGCAGCTCTTTCTACTGGAGATGTATCTATAGCGCCATCAAAGGTTCCAATCTCGTTGTTAACCATAGCGTCCAAACTTTCATTTAAACCCCTAGCACCACTCATATCTAAACCTGCTAAATTACCACCTTGTTCTATCCAAGAAGGTATTGCAGTAAGTAACCCTCCAGCAAATTTTAATCCAGAGTCAACTGCCGTTAAGACCATATTAGAAGTAGCTCCAGAAAAATCTCCAGATCTTTGATTCATAATATACTCTTTCCTACGAAGTTTTTTTACATCGTCTTGTTTTTGTAGAGCAGGAAATAAAGACAGGAAGTTATACTGTCTACCAATGTTTTTAACTTGAGCCTGTTTAAGTGCTTTTTGTTTTGCTAATAAAATAGCTCTAGATTCTGGGTTAGATTCAAATTTCAATCTATCACCTATAAGATCTATGTCATTTTGTATATCATCTCCTAGTGAATTTGTATAGGCTGATAATTTTTGAAAGTTTCGCTTGTCTATTAAAAGCTGTTCATCTTCATCGCTATTTATTAAGTCTCTAATCTCTGAGTAAACAAAGTCATCTTCCTTTGTGTTTTCTCTCTCCCAGGCTTGATAGTCTGAAAGATCCACATCAACCTTATCTAAAAGATCTTTAGATATAGTCCCTTTTGCATCAATCTCATCAAGATCTTCCTCAGAATAAAATAATTTATTTAATAAGTTTCTTTCTCTTGGAGCCTCAGTGGCTATCATTCCCGCTGGAGTCGCTCTATCACCTAAAACTTTACCGTCTTGCGTGATAGTTGTCTTTAAGAAGTCTTTTTGTCCAGGTAGTTGTTTTTTACTATTAAAGTTTACATAACTCTGTAGTACATCTCCATCATTAAAGTCGTATGAAGACATTGTTTTAAAATCAGAAGAGCCTTCAGCGTTCATTGGCTGACCAAACATATCGTTTTGTCCGCTTAAACGAGGTTCGTCCTCATCATTTTGTTTTAAACTATCAATATAGTTCTGTTGCTCCTCAGTTGGTAATTCAACAAAAGGAACACCATCAACGACAACGTTATTTACTTTTTGAAAATTTTCAGTAGGATCTCCAGAATCCGATAAGATACCTTCTGTTTCTAGAATTGGTGTAATGCCACCCGTATTTTCCGTCTCCCCAGTGGAATCGACAGACGCATCTTTTTTTTTTAATGTACCTCCGTCAACTAAGGATTGTGAGCGCTCTCCATATTTCTTAACAACATCTTGACCGCTTATTTCGCTACCATTAGGGCTAATATAAAACGCCTCAACATCAAAAGTAACCTCAACTTCTTTTTTAGTTTCTTCTTTCTTGTCAGCGGGTTTGTCTGTTTGCTTAAAAGTTCCGCTATCTAACAATCCTTGAAGTCTATTTCCGTATTTAGATTTAGCTTCACTCTCCGTAATTACAGACCCATTAGGGGTTTCAAATAATAATTCGTCTTCCATTATTGTATGTTGTTATTCTATTGGCACTCCAAATTCATCTACTTCTACCCCACCTTTAGTAGTTTTTTTTCTAGTTCCTGCTTCTTTTCCAGGTAGACTTTTTAAAGCTGCATTCATCACTGCTTCAACCAACCCTTCATTACCTAAATCATCATTGCCTTCACTAAGAATCTCAACTCCACCTTTTTTAACAATAATATTTTCACCACTAGAAGTGATTTCAATATCACCTCCTTGATTAGCTCCTTGTAATGCAGACATACTATTAAATTTGCTTTGTAAAGTTGCGGCTAATGCCTTAAACTCTGCCTTCGTGTCATTAGTATAATTATCAGCTAAGTCTTTAAATGAGGCGCTACTCTTTATATCATCTAATAATGTTGGACCACCCTTAGATACAGCGCTTGATAAAGTAATTACAGGAATCTCTGCAACATCAACATCCTCCGTGCTTGTAACAGACATACTTCTATCTGCATCTTTATTTAACTTACCTGTTGGACTGTAGTTTTTATTTTTACCTGCAAATGCATTTCTTGATTTTGAAACAGAAGGTTGGTCTCCTTTACCTTTAAATAATTCATAATACTTATCTTCAAACTCTTGTTTTGAAACAGGAATAAATTGAGGCTCATAGCCTTTATCTCCTTTTTTCAATTTTGCTTGTTTGTCTTTGTCATATTTAGGATTATCAGTCATCAAACTTAACTCAAACGACTTAAATACTCCATCACCTTTATCTACCTGATAAGTTTGACTCATTATAACTCCTTTTTCATCTGCTCGATCACCATCTTTTTTACCTACAGTTGTATCGCTGAATTTAAACCCACTTTTAACCATTAAAGTCTCAGTAGCCGCCTTAACCTCTGCATCTGTTCCTCCGTGAAGTAATTGCACTTGTTTAAACAAATCAACTCCAGAATCTAATTTATCATTCTTATCTGTTACTGATTTTCTATAAGGATCAAACTGAGCTACAGCTACACCAGATTTAATTCCTTTTCCTATTTTACCATCAACAGCTCCTCTTACAATACCCGATGCTGCTGCTTTATGTTCGTCTGTAGTTTGAACAACAATACCATCTCCTTCTATTTTTGAACCTATATATTTAGGGGCGCTTTTATCTTCATATATTGGTTTTCCATTACTATCATATCCTGTAAGAACTTGAACAGTAACGGTTTCATCTAAATTTTCTAAATATTTACCGTCAATTATATAACCTGTTTTTTCTTTTCCATCCTTTGGATCTATAACTTTTCCTTTAATTGATTGATTAGGGTCTAATTGATAAAATTCTGAACTATAATTGTCAGTCAAAGTGCTAGAAACAGCTCTATTATTAGGTAATGTTTTTTCAATAAAAGTGTCTTGATACCTAGTAAAACTTGGATTACGTCTAATATTGTCTTCTCTACTACTACCCTTTATATAACCTGGATGGTTTACAGAAACATCATAAGCGGCAATAACGTCTTTACCAAAAGCTTTGTCAACAGCACCAATAACGTCTGTTCTTTGCCATCTTGAATTTTCTCCATTCATTAAAGACATTACACTTGTTCCACTAATATTTTTATTTATAATTGGATTATCATCTTTATCTAATACTCTTTTTTGAACACCTGTAGCTGGGTCGTACACTGTTTCATAAACCTCAACAACACCCATACCATCTTCACCAGATATTATTCTAGTATTATTTAAGTCACTTATAACGCTTTGGTATCGTTGAAAAGCTGCTTCTCCTGCTCCTGCTACTGGAGGAACAAAAACACCCTCATCGTTAGTATAGCCTTGCGCTCTTTTCTTAGTTTCTTCTAGTTCTTTTCCAGCTGAATCAGCTCTTCCTTTTACGGCTTGCCACGTTTGTTTTTGATTGTTTTTAAAAATACCATAATCTCTTACAGCAAATGACCCTCCTAAACCTGAAGTAACAACCTCTTGTTGATTGTAAGAATCTTGTATAAATCCATCTAATTGTGTAAGTGTCCAGTTAGCTAATGTAGTGCTAGTTGGTATATCACCTAACTTAATGCCTTGTCCTGAAGAACTTTTGTCATCTGTTGCTCCAGCTGCTTGCGCCTCTGCTCTTAAAGATCTAAGATCTCTTATATCGGATGCACTCTCCTCTTTAAACGCTTGACGAGTTTCTCTTTTGGCTTGAACATCTGCATCAATACCACTAAATAATCCTTGTAAGCCATCTGCTACTGCTGTACTTGGTGCGCCTTTACCGCTTAATAAACCTTTCTCTAGTTTTAATTTCGCAATATCTAATCTATCCGCCATATTACTTATTTTTTTTAGCGCCTAATATAAAATCTTTTATATCCATACCAGCTGCTTCAGCTTTTTTTAATAATTCGTCGTATGGAAGACCTTTTATATCTTCCCAAGCCTCACTAATTCCAGATTTACTAAAATCTTTGCCATCGCCAATACCAGTAAAATTAGATAAAGCCCCAGCAGCAACCCCAGCAAATTTTGAAATACCCTGCCCTGCTTTAGCCAATAATTTACCTACACCTGTTTTGCCTTCTAACCCCTGTTCGTTTGCCATTTTCAAAGCATCTGTTTTAGAAAGACTAGGGTCTGCATCCATAAGTCCTTTAGCGGCTTTCCCAGCTTTACTTCCAAAAGCTGTATTTACTGCGCTAAAAGCTCCAACACCCGCATCTACTAAATTAGATACACCCGCAGCCTCTAAGCTATCTGCATTTTTTTGCATAGCATCAGCCTCTAAAGACATCTCAATTGCTTGATCTGTTTTGTACTCAGACGCTAACTCACCCTTTCTATTTCCTTCTTTAGCTGCATTAGTCTCCAACTCTAATTGGACTTTAGCAATAGTATCTCTAGCTTCAGTTCTAGCTGCATCTTGAGTTCCTTTTATTTTACCAGCAGTAGCTTGAACACCTCTTTGATCTCCCTCAGCTGCCGTTTCTAAAATAGTAGAACCATCTAACGTTTGTAGTTCATTAGTGGTATCAAATATCTGCATAGGAGCTTGTACCGCCTCTAAACGATTTTGTTCTATATCCGCTAAAGCATTTCTCTCTAATTCATCTGCTTGCTCAGTAAGACGACCAGCTTCTCTAGATTGTGATTTTGCTGCATCTATAGCAGAAAAACCTTTGTAAGCCATTGAACCTAAAGATAAAACCGCTGATGTTATCATTGCCATATTATAATTTTTTTATCATTTCTTTATTGTATTGACCAGCTTCTAAGTAACCCTCTTCCTTATAAATATTTATTAAAGAATCAGATTTAATTAAAGCATAAGCATACTTGCATTTACTTATTTTTAAGGTTTCAGTTAAAGTTAATATAAGCTTTTTTAAAGCCTCTTTTCTTTTTAACTTGTCCTTGTAATTAAAATTAGAGATAATCCAATCACACCAACCTACTTTGGAATTAGTCACATAAATAAAGCCTGCACAAACAGGAATATCTTCATCGTAAATAATATATCCACCTTTACCATCTTCAGGTAAAAAGTCTTTAGGAGGAGCTTGCCATCTCCAATCATTCCACCAATTTACTAAAATTTCATCGTAATCGGTAGGGCTTAATTTTTTTATCGTAAATCCCATTAAAGCAAAGATACAAAAATCTATGGATAACTTTTGAAGACTTGACTATTTACAGCAAACAACTCAGTTGCTACAGTGCTAGTGTTTGTTAAAGTAAACTCTAAATAGTAACCTAACATACCATAAGACTCGGCTACTGGGTCTTTTAAGTACACTATACTATCTCCACCAACTGCATCAGCAATAGGATTTAGTACCGTAACAATTCGTCTATCTTCAGATATTGCCGTAACAGGACCTAACTCAACTAAAGCTCCAGCATTAATTTTATATGCGGTTGCACCTATATTAAGTATAGAGTCAACTGAGAAATTAAACTCAATAGCCAAAGGAGGTGCGGCAACACTTCCAGTTACATTAGCACACGTTCCTATACCTTGCGTAGATCTTAAATTTAAATTTTCTTGATTTTGATTATACCTAATAAAACTAAAATAAGAACCTTCTTTTAAAGAAAAGTAATCCGCATTAATACTACCTGCTTGTAAATCAGTTAAAAAAGTTGCACCCCAACTAGAATCAGATTCTAGTTCTATGGTTTTAAAAACCTTATTCTGTAATGGCTGGTCATTTAATACGCTTGTAATTGTAGAGTTATATTGATTCCCGTAATAATTATTCCTAACAGGGTTTGTGTTGTGTCGATATAAATCTCCATTTTTAAAAGTATACAAGTATTGATTCATACCCATAATGTATTCAGGAAAGTAGCTGTAAAACGAAGCCCATCCCTGAACGTCTTGACTATGTGTTAGTGTATAATTTGGCATATATTTTTATTTTATTTTTATTTTTATAAGCATTGCCAGGTGCTTTGGATAACCCCTGATGCATTCACTACTCCTGTTGAAGATGCGCTATCACCATCAAAATCTCCAAAACCTCTATGGTCACTCCACGTAACCGTTGATGATCCAGTAGTTGATCCTGAATAAATTATATCACCAACTTGAGGTAAAGTTCCAGTTCCGTTATGGTATAAAAGCGTATCACACAGAGAGCCACACTTACCATCATACAGAGAAGAGGTTCCTGCTGTAGCAAAAAACGAAGTGTTAGCACTTGCGCTAGTACAAGTACCAGATGAAACAACAACTCCATTTAAAACACTAAAAGCAATAGTTCCTGTTATATAATATTGTACAGTACTTGTATTATTTAAAGGAGTAGCTCCGTTTTCGTCTGTAAAAACAAAGTTTCCAACAATAGGCGCCGTGTTTGTGTCATTATAATTTTTTGCAAAATATACAGATGTATTTTGAGTAGATTGACAAGCGTCCGTTGATTGCGCTGTTGAAGCTAAAACACTCGGTAGAGTTGCTGGACAAGATACCTGAACATTCCAAGCAGTACTTGAGCAAGGTCCCAATACCTGTATACTAACAATATTAGGTGTTGCCGTAGTTTTAGGTATAACTAAAGTACTATATTGACTAACACCACCACCAACAAAATCGCCAGTATTTATTGTTATACTTTGTGTTGTGCCTGTGTTATTCCAAGCCCCGCCAACAATACCGTCAAAGAAAGTATAAGAGCTAGTGTTTGGAGCAGAAGGAACACACGTATTTGATGCGTTTCCTACTATAGTGAAAGCACCTGTGACTCCACTTGTTGTCTGTATTCTTCCATCGGTATTATTTGTTAATGTGTTGTAAAAAACGTTATCATATAAAACCCTAATTCCGTCAGGAATACTAGCTGGATTAAAATATACAACTATTGCTCCTACGTCAGAAGCAGTGCCTCCAGCGTCAAAATCTAAATTATAGTAGCCTTGAGCGCCTGAAGGGATTGTAATTGAGGTGCCACAAGGTTCTGCGCAAGAAGGACAAGCTGTTACCGTGCCTAAAACACTTCCTGTTATTTGTCTGTATTGGCTTGCGGCAGGCTCTCGATAAAAACCATCAGCTGCAATATTACTTAAATTTACATCAGTGTATATATTTGTTGTAGTTAGAAAAGTTGACCCAGCAGGATAATAGTACTGAACAGATGTTTGTGTCTCACAGCACAAGTCACTAGCCGATGTTGAAACATAATCTAAAGAATCAAAAGCAAAGCAATCAGCACATACTGTAGCTGTTAATAATGCTCCTGAAACCTGTCTTCTGTATTGACCACCAAACTGATAATAACCATCTGTTGCTTTTGTCGTTAAATTAATATCGTCATAAACCGCAGTTGCAGTTAAAAAATTTCCAGAATCAATATACTTATTTACTAAACTCATATTATTTTTTATTTATGGACAACACTCAGTGTAATTAAATGTTAATGTAAAACTAGATCCTGTTCCTCCAGAGTACACCAAGTTATCTACAACGCAAGGGCTGTTTAAAACATTTCCTGTTGTTAAATAATTTCTTAAACCTATTGACCCGTAATTACCATTATTGTTAGACTGTGTATTTCTAAGCTCTAAAGTATTTACTCCTCCTACTACAAAGTTAGGATCGAAATGATATGTAACCATAAGATTTAAAGGACAAACAAAGTCACTACTTGTTACCGCAGCACTCGTATTAGAAGAAGCTATAAATACAGATCCTACTTGTGTGTTTGAGTTTAAGTCTAAAGCACCTATATAATTGTTATTTAAATATACATCAAAGTTATCATCTTTAGCAGCATTACTATTACATACCTGAAAAACTAAAGTTCTATCTGGACAAACTGGAGCGTCTGTTCCACAACTACAACAAGATTCAGAGGCGCTAGTAGCATCATAACATAGTTCTATTGGAGTTGCAACTCTATAGTCCCAAACCAAATACAAGTAATCATCATTCGCTGCGTTAGTATAAGTAAAGCTTGATTGATAGGTGTTACCGCCAACGCTTACAATAGGTGTGGAAGTACTTAATAGTGGTATTAATGTACTTATATCAGCCTCATTATAATTGGTATTAGAAACCAAATACTTTAGTTTATCGGCTAAAGGATCAAAAGCAAAAGTCTCTCCAACAGATTGTAGGTTTTGCATCGTTACAGTTGCACCACTCACTGGTATTGTTCCAAAAGAAGCAGGACCTGTTTGTGAAGCAAATAACGAAACCCCATCCTCTTCTAAAATTATGTTGTCACTTTGATAAGGACTTATAGTTGTTCCATCAGCCCATCTATATCTAATACTAGACGTTAGGCTAGCGTCTCCAGAAGCATTTATAACAATACGTTTTACCGTTAAATTTTCTGTTTGAGGACAACCTAATGATAATGAATATGTTGCGGCTGTAGGGGTAATAGTTACCTGAGCAGTTGTTGGAAAGGATTGTCCTTTATTCCAAGTTACAGTTCCTGTTCCATTTATTGTTTGATTAATAACATCAACGCCATTATAGTTAACCACCAAAACAGCAGAGCCTGAATCAAAATTATATACACAAGCTACATCACCTATAAGAGATGTGCAATCTATATTAAAAGATGAAGCCTCACTAGAATTTGATTGCCTAACCTCATACCCACAATCTCTATTTGTTGGAGGTACTGGCACTAATTCTGTGTTGCTACTTAAAACAAACTCATTCATATAAGGATCATATCCTCCTAATTTCTGAGTATCAAATCCAGTGGTGAATAAATCTCTAAACCAACTACGCATACCTAATGAAGATATAACTTGTAGTTTGTCTGACTTTGCACTAATACCACCTCTAATATTTATAACCGAACTTCTTTTAGCGTCAGTAAAATATACATCATAACCATAAGAAGCAAAACTTTCAGGATTATTACTTATACCAAACTCTTCGATTCTAGCTAACTGAGTACCTAATACTTCTGGTATTGAGGCTATAGCCCCTCCAGCAGACGCATCAGAAAGTAAATTCTTTTCTACTAATACATAAGATATTTTGTCTTCCTGTAAAGTAAGTATGTCTGTCTGTCTTGCGTGTAATTTTCTAATTGGACCATAAGAACTTTCTAAAGACTTGTAGTTACCAAGAGCTAAATTAAACTCATTTAACTTATTTATATTAGACTCTTTATTAAAATTACCACTGTATGTTATATCGCTAAAACGATGAGCTTCTTTGTATTCTTCTTGAGAAACCGCAGTTACTTTTTCGCCTATAGTAAAACTAGGAGTAGTTAAAGCATCTAAAACTCTATTGGATTCTACTCCATTTCCAAAAGTAAAACAATTAGAGAAAGTTAAATTAATCACAGCAGGCAAACTTACTGTCTGATTTTGATCAGTAACATCTGCTCCTGATTGATGATACCCTCCAGTAATATCGAAAACTTGCTCATTCTCAAAATACATCTCTGTATTAGCATCTTTTGCTTCAGTTTCAAAAACCATTAATGTAGTTGCTCTTTGAGCTATAACCTCTACATTACCATAAGAATTTCTCTTGTTTGGTGATCCACAATTAGGAGTTCCATTTTGAAAAACAAGATACATTTTTCCGTTTGAAGCATCTGTTTGAAAAGTAACATAAGACTGCCCTCCACTAGCTAAAGATGTATAATAAGGATACAATGTACTAGGTTGATTTACTGTGTTTATAGTGTCGTCACTACCTGCACTAGCACCAGCTGTTAAATCTATATTATCCCCTTCAACAAAAGCATACATACTATCGTAATCTTGACTAGCTGTAAAAGTTTTGTCAAAAAGATATTGTCTACTTCCACATTTGGACCCTCTTTTATATCGTTGCGCTCTAAGTTTTATTGTAACAATACTTCCCGCTGGTATAGTATATGGTATAAATTCAGTTGCACCAGAACCACCAGGATTAGGAATTGAAACATCATATTTTACAGCACAATAAGACCCTTTGCATCCATCTTCACCAGTGTTTATTAGCGCGTCTTCTGCTACACCTGCTGAAAAATTACTCGGTCTAAGCTGCATATAAACTCCTGTTGGCTGAAAACAAGTATCATCTATTAGAGTACCATCGCCAGCTCTTTGACAAAGCCAATTTTCTACCTGACTACCATAATCTAAAACTTTTGTTTCAACACATCTTAATACTGGTCCGTTTGTATCAGACTTAACTTTTAAGTTTTCGTCTATAACGACTTTAGATTTATTATCTCCCTCTAATTTAAACCACACATTACCATTTTCTTCTTCTTGAAAAAATATGTTTGAATAAACTGTCCTATATTCATCTTTAGATGGTTTTAAAACAAATTTATACTTAGTAGCCCAGTAAGGAGGGTAGCTATTTAGTGTAACTTTTATTGTATTTTTTGTAATTGAATTCTCACAAGGAACGTAAACCGTATTGTTTGTATCTACTAAAGCAGTACTTGCTCTACCATAATCATCCTCATAAACAATACCAACCTCATAATCCCTGTCACTATGTAAACTACTTTTTGATGAATCTAAGCTATAAAGAATCTCTGATTGTACCACTGTAAAATATTCATAAGCAAATATACCCAACCCAAGGTTAGGAGTTACAGTCGTATCATACTTCTCGTATTTTATTGCTGGAACAGTTAAAGAAAAACTATTACTACCAGGTGTAGATCCAATAACTATACCTTGATTTGTTCCTGACAATCCAAAACCTACCTTATACCAACTTGATTTAGCAACAACGCCACAGTTAATTAAATCTGTAACTGACGTACCGTTAACACATCCAGTAGAACATAGTTGAGAAAAACACGTAGAATTAGAAGGCGCAACAAACTCAGAAATTGCAGCTATAAATGACGGAGAGTTAACTAAGTCATAAGCATTAGAAAAATCTTCTTGAATATTAAATAAAAATGTAGATTCATATTCATTTAAAGGCTCCGTTCCGTCTACATATTCAGCAGCTCCAGAAAATTGAGAGTGACCTAAGTTAAAAGAAATACCTATCTGAGAACCAGTTTTTAAATCAAATCCAGTTGTATCATAAGTAGCGGTCCCGTTAATAACTGAAACCGAACCATTTATGGTGTAATTAAAAGAAGTGTTTATCGAAGGTGCTTCCCCAGCATCTAAGTCTTCAGTTATTAAATCTAAAGTATAATCTAAATAAACATCTTGACCGTCTTCATTTGTAATATTATATCCATCAATGTAATTACCATACATAAGCCTATTGCCCATAAGCGTTTGCGATTGTGCAATTCTAGGCACATTATCAAAAAGTCTTAAAAGCTGAGCTTCTGGTAAAACAGTATATATTTTTTGATTTGTAAATTGAAATGTTTGTTCAATATTATCTAACCAACCTTGATCTAATTTATTAAATCTTTCAATAACATTTATTGCCGCAAAATTTGTTGACTTAAATAATAAATCCACTCCCTTTACGTTTCTTCCCCCTGTATTAAATTTTACAATAACACTATTATATACATTTTCCATACCTATGTTATCATAAGTAGAAAAGTCTAATTGAAATGGTCCTGGTGAAAAAGATATTGGCGAAAAAGGAGAAATAGCAGAATACTCATTATCCTCATACTTATATCTGTAAGCAAAAGAAATCATTATATCTGTCATATAATTTTCTCCACCACCTTGTTGTACTGGTGTAAGTGTAGGCGCAAATAAAGGCGGAGCCATAATAACACCTATGTCTTGTTCAGTTACCTGATCAACATCACTTATTGGGTACTGATAAGTTCTGTTTATATTTATTTTTCTAGGAGGGTTTAGATTGTCTGTAAAGAACAATAATCCATCTATAAGATTAACTCCTGTAACTAAATAGGTATCATCAAAATTTAAAACACTAGTAGATATAACGTGATAAAATATTAAATCCAACTTAGTATTGTATGATACTATCATATCAACCTTACCTGTGCTTGAGTTAGTGTTTGCTGGATCATTTATAAACCAGTACATAGTTTCTTCTCCACCATCTTCGTAAGCTCCAATACACTTTGCCTGAGAACTTAAAGGCTGACTTTCGTAAGTTAAGGTTGTTAACCTAGTATTACCTAAAGAGTTTTCTACAGCACCTATTTCAGTATTTTCTGTAGATCCAAGTCTACAGTTTAAAGCATCAATATATTCACCTTGAGGAACTAATCGTTCATCAACGCTTTTATTCATCCTTCCTTTTATAAAATTTCTTGTAAACTGTGGCATATTATTTTAACCATTTATCTTGACCCCTAAGATTCATTAACAATCTTCCTGGATGTATGTTACTTAATCTTATTTTTGCGTTTCTCAATAAAGCTGTTTTCTCTTTTTTAGCTCTATTAATTATGTATTCTTGAACGCCGTATTTACTGGTTAATATAGCATATTTAATATAGGCGTAGATAAAATCTTCAAACAATTTATTTAAATTAATCTCTGAGTCTACACCATTTTCCATACCATCTGAAACATACTCTAAAATAACTAATTTATCTGAAGCTCCAGAACTAAAGTTAATTACTCCAGAAGCTTTGTTTATTTTAAAAGTAGGATTAGAATTTGCAGTCTCTGTATTAAGACCATAACGTTGACCAACGCTATAATCAAAAAACCAAGCCCCATCTACATTGTAACCCATATTACCATCCTGACTGCTATTTGAGTTTAAGTAAAGACTTTTTTTACTTCCAGAAATTCTATCCATATCTATAGTAGAGTTTTCTGGTTTTAATATGTTTCCAAACTCATCGAATAATATTTTACAATCATTATCTTGTAAATAAGAACTACTCCAATTTGTTTGTATGTTTTCAGTCAATGGCATTAATACACCATTCTGATATATAGAAACCCTTACCCAGTTAACGTAATCAGGAGGCAATACATACCTTAGCTGATCACAAACACTAAGTTCTAATATCTTAATCTCTTTCATTGCATCGTAATTCAATTCTTGAATACCTCGTTTTGCGTGAAATAAAATATTATATTTTTCTACGTTATTAATTAGCTTATCATTGCCAACATACATTAACATAAAGTTAGTTACTATATCGTCTAGCGATACAAATTGATAAGAACCCCAGTTTGAATTCGTAGGGTTTGTACCCTCGTTTTCATAATATTGATAATCTGTTATATATGACATAGCTTATGATTGTTGTTGGTTATCTTCCTGTTCTTGCATATTACCAAAAACAGCAATATCATTCTCTCTAATAGATACACCAGCATATTGTAATATCTTATTTACTAAGTTAGGCTCATCAGAATCAGGTAATTCAAAATCCTGATAATCTGCCGCTCCCTCATCAAATACTGGCTCTCCGCCCGCTAAAGAACTATAAGTCCAATTAGGATCCAAAGGATACCTTATGTATTGTGACAAAACTTTTCCTGATCCAATTATTGTGTCTGGATATACTGTAATGGTATTACCAGTTGATACGCTATTACCCCCACCTAAAACATAGGCTGGATAAGTTATGTTTGGAGATGTTAAAGGAGATGAATTTAAATAGAATATTTTATTTTGAGAAACTCTTTCGATTTCTTTAATACCAGTTGTACTTACAATTGTGTAAGAATTACCAACAGTAGCAGCGCTACCAAATGGATTATTAGACAACGTTAATTGAGTCTCTGAATCTACACTAACTACATAAGCTCCAAATCCAGAAGATACGCTAGTTAAAGTAGTATTAGTTACAAACTGTCCTGGCAATACAGTGCCAGTTGCTATGAATGTTGCATTAGCATCTGTTAATGTGCTTACTCCAGCTGCCGTAGTAGTTGAAGAAAATATTGCGTTAGGATAGTAATTTATTTTATTAATTAAATAGTAGTTTTCTGGTAAATTATATAAATTAATACCAGGTGTAGTTAGTCCTCTTGTTTCAGAGAAGCTGTCAATTACCTCTACCAAGCCTTTTAGAATATCTGCATATTCACTACCAGATACACGAGCATTTTGCTTTATGATCCAGCTGTTATATTGATAAAAATAATCTTCAAATATGTCTAGTTGAGCTTGTTTTGCATATAAGTTAAAATCACTAGGAGTTATATATCCGTAATTGTTTTTATTTGCAATTGACAAGACCGTTGCTCTTACCGTGTTAATCATTTCAAATTGTTATTTAAACAAAGATACGAAAAAAAAAAGAGGCTTCATTTTATTGAAGCCTCCCTATAATTTAGTTAGTTTACTATTCGTCTACCTTCTTTAATCTATTGGTTAACAAGGTGAAAACTTGATGACCTTCATCACTTTGGAAGAATGATGCCAATATAAATAATGGGTCTTCTCCATAAGGAACGGTTAGTAATTTCTTTTTATTTTGTTTTAAATTATAATAAACGTCTTTTTCGTTTTTCATTATAATTAAATTGTTAGACAAAAATTGAGAACACTTGTTTTGCATAATCAATAATGGATCATTAAGAGACTCCAAGAAATCTTGAGGATATCTTTTTGCAAATAACCTAATATCTCTTTTAAGCTCTGAAGAACTTAATTTGTCTACATTTAAACCTATAACCACTCTACCTATTGTTTCCATTAATTCAAGACTTAAATCTTTTGCAGAAACCTGAGCTTCTAATTCATAGTCTAAATACTCAACATCAACATTAGCATCTACCTCTTTATCAACCTCAATAAATAAATGTTTATTAGAAGGATGTAATGATAGAAACTCTTGTAATACAGGATTTGTTTTTGGTACAAAAAGAAAACCATCTTCAAACACAATTGGTTCTAGAATAGCATTTCCATCTTGCTCATCCTCAAAAGGACTTTTTTGGTTTCTTGCATAGCGCAAGGGTCTATTGATACCTTGTTCTTCGTCAAAATACATTAACGGTGATCTTCTGCTATTTCTAGCTGGAATCATAAGGCTTAAAGGAGCAATATCTCCTGTTAGTTTGTATGTTTTGTCTTTTAAGACAGTCTTTTTTAATTTGTTCATTTGATTTAATTTAAAGTTTATAAAGTAATAATTACCCCCGTGATAAAACGAGGGTAAAAATTACAAATTGTTACTCTTATTGTTTGAATAAGAAAAAGTTATTAGCACCTAAAGTACATAAAGCTCTTTCTGATAAGAAGTTTACTTCCATTGCATCTAAGCTAGAAGTAGCTGCTCCACCTGCAGAACCTGTAATCCAAGTTTTATAACGTCTGTCTTCAGTTTCTGAAGCTCTGTATCTTACGTGTAAGAATGGTCTCTTAGCGTTTTTACCAAGTACTTGGTCATAAACTGTAGTTGAACCAGCTGGTACTAAAATACCGTTGATTTTTCCACCTTCTAATCCACCTCTCATTGTAGGATCGTTTAAGTATTTCCAGTCAGACTTGTAAAAGTCATATCCTCTACGGAATCCTGTAAATCCTAAGTTCAATGCCATATCCTTATCATTGTCAAAAAGACCATAAGAAGTACCATTTGCACCATAAGAATTTTGAGAAGCTAACATATCGTCAATATCAAAACCGAATTCTCTGTTTAAGAAAATAACATTTTCTTCAATAGATCCTTGCTTATCCAATCTCTGGATGATAGAATCAAATTCAGCTAAAGTACTTGGGTTTCCACCTGACCATACATTACCTCTGTTGTTTACTACATAGAATAAACCTTCAGATCCTTTGTTACCTACTCCTGAAGCTACACCTGCTGCAATTGCTGCAACACCACCTCCTGCTGCTGCTGGAACTGCTTCCACCATAGCTGTTTCTAAGTAATCTTCAAAACGTAATCTTGTTTCGTGTTCAGACTTTAAGTACCATAAGTATCCATTTGCTCCGTTTTCTGTAGTTACTTCAATCCATCCAATTTGAGCCATATCAGAACCAGATACTGCGTAACGGTCTTTAATGATAATTGGTGAGTTACTAAAGATAACATCATCAGCTTCTAATTGACCTTGCATACCGTTTGAACCTTTTTGGAATTCAGAACCATATACAAATAAAGAAGTAACAACTGCTGCCGCTACTGCTTGTCCACCTGCTTCATAATAAGCTACGGTAACAGCTGCGTTAGCTGTATCTACTGCTGTAATTAAAGCTTTGTTAGTTAAAACTGAAGCTCCTGTATTGTCAGAAATCATAATTGTCTGACCTACTCTTAATGCAATTGTACCTCCACCTGGAACTAGTGTGTCATTAATAGTTAATACCGCTGTATTCGCTGCTGCTGCTGCTGCAGAAGTTACGTTAGTATACTTAGTGTGTAATCTTCCTTGTTCTGCCCATTTGATAAGGTCAGAGTTAGAAGGCATTTCAGCACCTACCATTCTCAAGAATGATGCTACTGATCTGTTTCCATATCTTTCAAATTCTTTCTCGTAAGTATCTGGTAAATACTGATTTAAGAAATCAAAATTTGTGATATAATTTGTTTGTAATACTACCTGCTCTGCACTAGGTTGTAGTGCGAACGTAGGATTTGCTGCTACTTGTCCTGCCATTTTTTAAATTTTTAATTGTTAATTATTTTTATTTCTACTTCTTATTCTTAAACCTCTACCTGAGTCTTCACTAACTGCTCGCGCTTGAAATCCCTTTTGTGGAGCTGATTGAGGTGTTTGCCTCAAATTCATATTGATGTTTTTACTTTTCTTAGAAACATCTCCTATGGCATCAGCCTTTCCTTGCTCATAAAAATACTGAGCTAGTTTATCTGGGTTCATTGCTGCATTTAATGCTTTGTGCCAACCTTTTGCGTCATTAACTAAACCATCTTCACCTAAGTACTGATCTATAAAGCTCTGTACATTTAGTTGTTTTGACTTAATCTCATTTGCATCTCCAGAAGAATAAATTACATTTTTATCTCCTACTGTGAACTCAAAACCTTTGAACTCAGAGTTAAAAACATCTTCTGTTTTTTTCTGAAAATATTCAGACTTTCTTTTGTTGGCATCTACTTCAGTTCGAGCCTCTTGAACGTAATCCTTGTAAGCGTTAAACTCTTTAAGTTGATCTTCCGAAAACGAACCCCCGCTTGACTCAAGAGGAGTTTTATATGTATCCGATAGCTTACTTAAATATTTTTTAGCTATTGCAAGTTCTCTTTTTTTAGAGATATTTTTTTTCTTAATATCTCTCTCTTCATCTACATCTTCATCGTAACCAAATTTATCTTCCATTAGATATTCAATATCTTCGGAATCTAAATCAGATTCAGTTAAAGAATAATATTCCGCTAGTACTTCATCGTCTTTTAAATTATCATAGCTTTTATTTGCTTTAATAAAATCTTCAAACCCTCTACCAGTTTCTTTTTTAAACTCTAAATATTTTGACACCTCATCAGGCAATGCTTCATTTTCTTTTTTTTCTGAAAATAATTCATCTACTGAAGAAATATCTTTATTATATCTTTTCTTAATATAAGAAAGAACGTCTTCGTCTTTTAACTCAGGTAATGAAACATCTTCATCTACCTCTTGAGTTCTATTAACAACATTAGTTTCTGGAACCTCAATTACTGGTGTTTCAGATTTTGTTTCGTTAAAGTCAGAAACTTTTAAACTCTCTTCGTGCTTATCTAAAAGATCTTGTTCAACTTCTTGTGTAGATTTTGCCTCTAACGGCGTAACCTCTTTTACTTTTGTGAATTCCATTTGATTTAATTTTTACAAAGTTAGTATTAATTTAATTACATTTTTAAAGCATATCATCTTGGCTCAAACTCCGCTAAATCAAAACCATCTAAACTATCTTCTTTTGATTCAAAAGTTACTGGAGCTAAATTATTTTTACGTTGTTGAATTAATTTTGACTGCTCTGTGTTTGCTTGACTTATTCTATCTGCCTTAGCAGTTTCTCTCTGACCCTCTCTTTGAGACATAGCATCCATCTCAACACCTTTTAATTTCATTTGAAGATCAAATTCTAATTTCATAAGCTCAGCCTTTATAGAAGCTTCACCCTGCATTTTTTGAACCTGGAACTCCATATCACTTTGTTGCAATTGTACTTGAGCTTGTGTTTCAGCTTGTAATTTTTGCATTGCAGCCTGTGCAGCCATCTGTTGAGATTGCTGATTAATCTGCGCTTGTTGCTGTGCCGCAGCAGCTTTTGATTTCTCTTCAGCCTCCTGCTTTCTTTTTCTTTTAAGTTTAAGAACTTGATTGGCAACCTTTAAGTTTTTAATTTCCCTAATATCAATTGCATCCTCTAAGTTAATAGAATCCCTTTGCAAAGCCATCTGGATGTTTTTCTCTAGCATAGCTCTTTCCTCTTCATCAGGAGTTACTTCTATAAAAATACCAAAATCACTTAAATATAAATTCTTAATTTCATTTAAAACTGAAACATTATATTTTCCAATTTGGTTTATAAATTCATCTCTAAAATCTGCATACTCTAAAACATCTGCAATTCTTGAAGATAATGCAGTTGCTAAATTCTGAGTAATACTTAAACCAGCTTGTAATATATGTCTTGTAGCTGTATTGCTATTTAAAGCAGCCATTTTCTGTAAACCTACTAATGAGTTTTCATCTGGCATTGATCCATCTCTAGCTTCATTTAATCCAGTTACATCTCTAATCATATTTAAATAATGATTATAAGTACCAATTAAACTTTGAATTTTTGATTGACCAGAACTAGCAGTTAATTGTTGAATAGGAACTTTGGCTTGATTGTAATCTCCATCTTGAGTATAACTTCTACCAATAACACTACCTGTTTGAAAATACATTCTTAATGCATCTTCAGGATTATAGGCAGCACCATTTCCCAAGTCTACTTCGTTTAATCCATCGGCATCTATAAACACACCGTCTGGGACCACCTTAGAAAGAACTTGCTGTAGCTTTAAATGAGTTATCTGAATTAAATCAGCAAAGGTTATCATACGCCTAACTAAAGACTCTAAAACACCTTTATACATCCTTGGCGCACACGCTATAAATTCAGGGTATACATTTTGACTTGCTGATTGTGGTCTAGCCATATTCTCAGCCATTTCCCATTTAAGCAAAATACTGGTCCCCATAACCATTACACCTTCATACCAAACATCAATAGTTTTTGAAACTTTTTTAAAATTGCCTTCTTCCATCATTTCAGCAGAAGGATCAAATTCATCATTTTTTTCAATAACTTTTTCAGCACCTACATTATTAATTTTTTTCTTATACGTAAAGGTGTTTGTCGTTTTGTAATTAAAAAACAAAACAGTAGCACTGTCTTTACTGAATAAACTATTATTATAAAACTGAGATGTATTATGGTAATCATACCAGCTCTGACTATATTTAGAAATCTCATCCATATCTTCATTTGTCAAAGTAGGATCTATTTTCTTTAATTCAATAATAGGTAGAGTTTTAATTTCACCCCAATAAAAACAATCTTTAAAATGCGGATCTTCTGTGTAACTATAAACCAAGTTAGCTGGATCTACATAGTCAATTTTAATTCCATCACCTGGTAAAAAAGAATGTCTAGCCACAGAGATACCTAAAACTGTTTGATCGTAATCTAAACGTCTTTTAGTTTCTAAATATTTATTTTCTTCAAATACAGTATTAATAGCCTCTTCTTCTGCTATCTCTATTGATGGCTTGTATTTCATTTGCATATGCAAAGCAAGCTCCTCACTATCGTTAGGTAACTCATCTACATTACTAGAGAACGCATCTACATCAAAATCTTTGTTAACCTGAGTAATTAATTCTTTAGAAGCCATATCAGCAGCAATCATACGCTGATATTCATTCCTTCTATCCATTGACATAGCATCTTGTGCATAGGCATTTACCTGAAAAATTCTATCAGACATACCATTAACAACAATATCTACAAACTTAGGTATAATAGGAACAGGTGTCCAATCTAAGTTAAGATAACTTAAATCACCATCAACCGCTAATTCATTTTTATACTTAGAAACAGATTGCTCTCCTCTAGCATAAAGCCTTAATCTATGAAAGTCACCCCATTGATTATAAAATCTATTTGTATTTCCGTCTTTCCTAAACCATTCGTATTGAATAGCCTGTCCTATCTGTAATCCAAATTCTAATGATTTCTTTACAGAATCAGAAACAAACTGACTTGGAAATCCTGTAGGATTAATGTCTATTTTTACATCTTGCATTTACCTTATAATTTTGCTGTAACTTCCCTTATTGTCATATCTTGCAAAGTTAAACTTTATTTTTGATTCTTTTTTAACCGCCTGATATAAGTGTTTCTGAATAGCCATTAAAGCCAGCCCAGAACTGATAGTAGCATCAAACTTAGTTCTATTGTTAATATCAAAACGCGCCCAATCCTCTAAAGTACGACTAAAATACATATTTCCTATTAAATCAGGGTCTCTATAATCTCCACTAAAATCTAATCCTACGTGTTTTTCTATGTAAGATTCAATAGAAGATGCGTGCGATTGCTTTACATCTTCACTTGAGTTTGGTATACCACCCAATTCTTTTTCAGTTTTAGATAGTTTATTATAAGTTTTATCTGGTCTATTTATACTATACCCTCTATAGCCTCTGTTTTTAAAATGATACAATAATCTAGGTTTATTATTCTCTACCAATATTGGCATTCCATAAAAAACACAAGCCATTAATACTTCTTCAAAAAAGATCTCAGCTGTTTGTGGTCTAGCAACATACTCTAAAAAAAACTCATTACTTGGAGCGTCATCCATATTAAATCGAGTTACTCCGTGCAATGCACCATTAGATCCACCTCCACCTACTGTACCAGATATATCATAACTGTCACAACCAAAAGCACCAATATGATCATTACCTGGCTTTTTACTTCCGTTCTTAATATAGCTCTTATTTTGCAATTCTTTTTTAGGTGTCCAGGAAATTAAAAACCTACCACGAGTATCTGGACTCCATAGAACTTCTCCGTCTTTTACTCCATTCTTCCAATTAAAATTACCACGAGTTAAAAACCTATCTTTTATTAAAGAATCGTTGTAATCTATTTGTTGGTATATTTTAGTTAAGTTAAATAATGATTGCTTACTCTCATCTCTAAATGCGTGAGACTCAGTTCTAGGAAATTGTCTGTAAAATTCATTTAAAGCATCTGCATCATTTTTTAAAGAATCTACTTCATTCTGCCAATACTGTACAGCAGATATTTTTATTAACTCTCCATCAATACCAAGTATCTCTTTAGAAACATCATTAATAACAGGCATACCATAAACATCTATAAACCCCTCCATATTATATTCCATAGGGATGAAAAGTGAATATAACCCGCTTTTAGTTTGACCATTTGAATTACGTGATACCGTATTAGAATCGTTATATAATTTTTTAAAGTTTTCACCACCTTTGTCAAGTGCGTTTGATGTTGATCCCATCATACATTTTCCAATAACTTTACTCCCTAATCGTAAACAAGTTTTTGTTACCCTCCAGTTGTTTAAAATATTACTAGGTCTTTCCCACTTTCCACTTTCATCGTGTACTAGTAACTTTAACTTCTCACCATCATAAGAGTTGTCTCCTGTGTTCTTCCAGTCAATTGTAGTGTCTAGACCCTCTACCTGTAAGTCATCTTCTTCATACATATTTCTTTTTGTAATCTTAGAAGCTGGTACCCTGTAGGCTAGTTCTGTTTTTGGTTTATCCATACCATCTTGTACTGGCTTAAAAAAGAAAGGATAATTATTTGATATAGGAACTACTTTATCAGTAAACATTTTTTTAGCATCTGCCCCTGTTTTAGACAAAATACCTATTCTAGAATCTTTAGATATAGTTGCAATATTAGCACACTCTTCACTTCCCATATAAGAAAATCCAGAACGTCTAATTTTTAAGTAACATATTCCAAAACTTCTTTTGTCTGCCTTACAGGCTTCCCAGTAAATATAAAAAATTCTATTAGCCTCCCTAAAATCAGGTAGCCCAATATCTATTTTAGTCCACTGTAAGTACATATAATGAGACCCAGTAACATAAGTAGAAAGACCATTATTCATAAACCAAAACCCCTCGTCTCTTTTGTCAAACTCTTGCTCAATGTATTCTACCCATTGATCTTTAAAGTTTGCAGAGGTTTGATGCCACTGAAAAATAGTTGGTATTTTTTTTAATAACTTAGGAACCTCAAATGATTCCCAGTATTGATCTGCTTTTGTTTCAGACCTTCTGTATATTTTTTTTGGCTGTTCAGGTAAAGCGATTGCTAAACCATTTATAGAAATAACATCTCCTATTTTTCCAGACTTAGAGATTACAATAACATTGTATTTTTCATCAAATCCATAGCTCCAATTTTTAGCCTTGTTCTTATTAGTAACAATGCTTTTAGGAATGTAATTTGGTAATTTTACATATAAGTTATTTTGATCTTCTTTCTGCAAATCCTTGAGAGTTATTAGTATTCTTTTTTACATCAATACCTTCTATTAAATTTTTTTCAGCTTCAATCCTAGTTAATATTTCAAAAGCATCAAATATAGCTAACTTCTTAGTAGCTGCTGCATTTTTTAATTTGTCAGCCGCTAACTCATCGTCTTCCCCATATTTAATTATTTGTTCTTCAGCAACTTTTATAAGCTGCATAACAGCTTTTTCACCTGCTTTTATTATTTGTAATTTTATTTGCTTTACATCCATATTACAATACCATTGTTATATTACTAGTAAACATTCTATATAGCTTTTCGCCATCAACCATAAAAAGATATTCGCTTGAAGGCTCGTAACAAATAGTGTCTCCTTCGTTTAATCCTTTAGCTAACAACTCAGCATTTATGTATTTTATAACTCCAGTTAAAGGTTCTTCAATGTTTGCAGCTTTAATATATGAATCTTTTTTTAATAAAGGCTTAACCATTACATATTTAGAATGACATTTCCATTCGTCTTTATGCTTGTACATAAAAAACTGATCCATATCTATAAAGAATAAATTGTCTTTAAAAAAGCTTTTACCGCTTCTTTCTTGACCTTTCATATCATTATAAAACTTAAATACGTTGTGATGAACTAAGAGAATATCTCCTGGAATTATTTCTCCAGTATATCCTAGAGGGGTACTAATAACTTTTGCAAACCTATTGGAAACGGTATGATCTTCTTTAGATGAACTCATAATTAAGTTAACATCTCCTATCTTTTTAATATTATCATACCTTCTTCCATTGTCTGGTTCTACAATGAAATAAAAAGGTGACTTCATTAGAAATTTATATTATATTCGATTGAAATTGGAATATTAGAATTAAACTCTTTCCACAATAAAATCTCATTAGATTTTTCAATCCATATTTTATAAGAATCTAAGTTAACATCTTTTTGTATTAAATGGATTTTATAATTCCCCCCAAGGACTTCCTGCCCAGCTATGTAATGCATAGCACTAGACTTATAGTCTGCCCCTATAGAAATTTTCCTTATGTCCATTCAATTAAAAAGTAGAGTCTAATTTTAGTTTTCTGTAAGTAATATTTACGTAAAGAGTTCCATCTCCAACCGTAGCGTTTCCACCTGATAAGGTTATAGCCGTGTCAGCAGGTAAAGTACCACTAACTGGTTGTATTTTATATACAGTGTCAGTTGCTGAATTTAAACTAGCTACAGGCATTGTGCCAGCAACATAAGTTCCTATTTTTAGACTAGCGACAGTAGCAAAATCAAATGCTGTTGTGTTAAAATCCATAAATATAGAAACGTTAGTTATATCATAAGCATATCCCGCACCAGGTGTTGCTAAAATTGTGTATGGAGTCGATAGAACTTGCAAGTTAGCCGACGAAATAGCAACAGTTAATTTTACCGTATCTACACCTAAGTAAGCTTGTAAGTTACTTATAGAACAGTTTTTTGTTGCGTTGTCGTTTTCAGCATCAGTTAATATAAAATAATCAGCTCCTTCTGGGGCAATTATTGGATATGATGATGTATTACTAATTCTTGCCATAAATGTTATTATTTACTTTGTTCTTCTTTTGCTTCTTCAGCATCTTTAACTTCTCCAGTAGCTAAATCAATAACAGAATTTAATCCGTATTTTTCTCCTAATTCTTTTTCAACTACTAAAAATTTATCTTTAATAACATCTAAATCTTTAGTAAATAAAACCTGTTGATAAACTGAATCAGCTAGTTTTAATTTTACTTGAGTAAATTCTTGATTTAAAGCTTGTAAATTTTGTAGTTCTTCTGGTGTTAATTTTTGTGACATTTTAGATTTTTTTAAATTAGATTTATTTACAAATATACAAATTATTATTTAGTCTTCAATAACATCTTCCTGTACTTCTTCTTCAACTGGCGGAACAGGTGGCACTGGATTTTGCCAAGTGAAATATAAGTCCTCGTTTACTGGTACAATCTGAGATTCTATACTCGCTGCAATAGACGCTTGCATTGCTGGTACATCTAAAGATCCTTCTAACCATCCAATAACCACGTTCTCAAAAGCTTCTGTATCTTCGTAAGGCGTAAAAGGCTTTCCTGCTACATACGTGTAGCTTTGTATCCCAATACTGTTTGCCGAATAAGTAATACCCCCAGATTCTTCTGAACCTGTATAATCATAATGTACTGTGTATATTACGTTATCTTCACCTTCACTTTGAATGTGAGCATTCATTTGATTTATTGTCCAATTGTAAGTAATCATAATTTATTTATTTATAGGTTATTAATTTAAAAATTAGTGTCATATTTTACTAGAAAAAATGAGTACGTATAAAAACCAACGTATGCGTTATATTCTGATCTGTCGTGAATAAAAAACATTTCGTCTTCTTTAGACGCCTGAGCTATATCTCTTAAGTCAATTGTAACGGTTCCATTTAAAGCTGAATATGTAATTTGTAGTCTTCGGTTAGAAACATACGTGAGAGCATTATTTGTTTTTTTATACTGGTAAAAAGGCACATTACCACCAGTAATACTTGCACTAAGTAAAAATTCATCATTACTACCTAAAGTGCCTTTTAAAACAAAACCAGAAGGTTCGCCTGTTAAACTAGAATAACCTGTTTGACTAGGTATGTAACTAAATAAGGAGTTGGTGTCTGAGAGTTGATAACTATTAACTCCAGATAGTTTACTACCTACGTAATTATAGTTTGAAAATTTACTAGTATATAAATAAGTAGCTTTCCAGTCAGTAGTGCCCCTCACGTATATTAAATCTGTTGATTGGTCAGTGCTTGTTACAGGTAAAGAACATTCGTTTGTAAGCTCGTATTCCATAATCCTAGTTTTCACGGTTCCCGATTGGTAAGGAACTCCTGCTTCTACACTCACTGTTAAATAAATCTTTGTATTATCTGTAGATATAGCAGATGTAAGTTCTAGGTAATTACTAGATTGACTTGTCGTTGGTAGCGGTACTGAAATTGACTCTACATCAACAAATGTAGGAGAGCTTATATTATATGCAGCAGAAAGATTGTATTCTATAAAAGTTACAACATTACTAATAGAAGTACTCCCGTCTGTATAATTAAAACGAGTCATAACAACAATAAATTTAGTTCCCGTTGAATTAAAAAAACAACCATTAGCAGATCCTAACAAATAGTTAGTACCGTAACGTGTATAATTATAAGCGCTTCCACTACCAGTTCCATAAACAGGAATTTGAGTTTTTGTTTGATTATCTAAATCAGCTAAAGTCCAGTTAGGGTTTAAAGTCCAAGGATTATTACCATAGTTTCTAAAATTTAATAAACTGTTTTTAGAGCCGCTAAAAGTAGAATCCCACTGAGAAGGGGTAGTAGCATTAGCGTCCCCAATAAGCTGGGAAAGTGTAGGGGTTGAAGTTGGTGGATCAATAAAATCCGCAACATCTTGCATACTGAAAGTTGTGGTATTTGGTACACCCATTATATTCCTGCTTTTTCCAACCTTGCCTCTAACTCAGCAATTTTAGCTATTAATAAATCTATATACTTTACTGACTTATACCCCCTGTCGTCAGTATCAACAAATTCAGGGTGTGTTTCCTCAAGCTCTTGAGCTATAACACCTGTTCTATAATCGCCCTCATTACCTTTCATTTCAAAAGACTTCCAAGATATATCTATATTATCACCTGTTAAATCCTCAATTTTAGTTTTATGTCTTATATCAGAATTTAATTGAAAGTTATTAGTTTTACAAACACCTGCAGTTGAAAACGAAACCTGATTACTCCAGTCCCACGTTTCTCCACCATCTGCAGTAGAAGGAGCCATTACGTATGTATCGTCAGAAGCTATATGGTGAACCCAAGATTTATAAGTCGAATTTACTTTTATATAAAAAGGCGTTGTGCTATTTTGAATTAATGCTCGTCCGTCAACAGTTAGTTTTTGACCTGGTGCAGTAGTTCCAACACCTACATTACCCCCATAAGGATTTATAGCTATATCTCTTCCAGTGGTTGCAGCATTGTTCGTAGCTTGAATGTATTGTCTACTTCCAGCTCCTGAACTAAAGGTTATTTTACTATCAAAAGTTCCTGAAGATTTTACTACAAGTCCAGCCCTATTTAAAGTATCAGATAGATTTACCGCATAATTTGTGTCTGTCCTAAATACATCTAATTTACCATCAGGATTATTATTTCCAATACCTACGTCCCCACTGCTATTAATTAACATCCTAATATTAGTACTACCTGTAATACTACCGTTATTTGTCTTAAAGACTAAGTCCCCTTGTGAAGCAAGTGTTAGTATATTACCTTCTAAAGTACCTATTGCGTTTACTTGACCTCCATCATCATCAGTAAACCGTATTATAGAATTTTTATCAACCCCCCCTGAAGAAATTATAAGCTGAGCTGTATTATCACTTGTATCATTACCCTCTATTTCCAACTTAGCACCAGGATCAGCCGTACCGATCCCAACGTTGCCTGAATTATTATTAGATATATTAGTACCATTAGAACTCCAATGAGTTCCACTACCTCCACCGCTACTAGCGTTTGGTAGTTTTATTAAAACCCACGCAGCAGAACTAAAATCAAGTCCGCCTTGCATATTATTTGTTTCACTAGGGTACTCATCAAAGAATCCTTGAATATTATCATCATTACCAAATCCAGCTGTTACAAAAGTATCTTGTCCACTAAAAACTCGTGTAGCAGATACAGTAATCTTAGCATCTGCAGCGCCTTCCCAATTGAAAGCATTTGCAGTTGCTGTCGTATACGCGGCTGATGGATTTGTAACATTGCCATCAGACATTCTTACAAAATTTTGAGCTGGATTCACCCATCTACCAAAACCATCATAAGCACCATTTATACCCCATCCATACTTAGTGCTTAAAGCCATTCCATTATCCGTACCTCCACTAAAGAAATACTTCCAAGGTCTACCTTCAGGAACACCATAAATAAAATCAACAGTTCTAGTGTCTCTCCATTTTGTAAAATCTGTAGCGCCCATTATCCTAACCTCTGTAGGATAACTGTCGCCAAAGTCAGCGGAGAATTCAGTTGTTTCGTTTTGAGTATCACCTGTTGACAACCCACTTACGGATGACCAAGTGCTTTGAATAGCTGTCATTGCGCTAGCAGCATATCTACCTACTAAAATCCATTCTCCATAATTATCTGTAATTACTCTACATTGTTTTAATCCTCCATTAGGCGTTTGTATTAATCTTATTTCTGATGTATATACCCCAAAGTTTGTTGGAGTTGCCGTAGTACTTAAATCTTGAGTAGGTGTTGTTATATTTCCAACAACATCCAACTTAGCCCCAGGACTAGTCGTCCCGATACCTACGTTGCCGCTACCCTCCAGGGTCATAATAGTAGGTGCTTCGGTGGAACCTGTCCAATCATAGCCACTTGCTGTTTCTCCTCTTATTTTGAATTTTATCTTAGTTTCAAACGTTGTATTAGGAGTTCCTTCTGCTCCAATCCAAGCGTGTCTTCCGTGACCTGATGCATTAGCTTTACCTACTAACTCCAAAGCAGCCGCTGCTGTAATTAC